AGAGATGTCACACTAGATGATATAAATTATATATTTAGAGAACTTGATGGTTATGTTGATATTGAAATGGATGAGTATGGTGCATTTTTAGTAGAAGATAGAATAGTTTTATCACTTGTAGATGAATACTATTATGATTATGAAGATCCTGATGAGATATGGGATGAAACATTAAACGATGGACTAGAAGAATTATGATATCAGAGAAAAGATTCAAAGATGAAAGACTAATTGCATACAGTGCAATAGATAAGATTAAATCAGCTGCTAAAGTAATACCATCAGATGATCCAACACATAAGAACGGTGTTAACTATCTTATATCAAAGAAAGAGTATCATGCTATTATTGAGACTGTGTTTGAACAGAGATGTGCTAAACATATGAATCGAGAATCTATTAGACAGTTTATTGACAAACAATTGAAAAAGTTGTAACCAAATTTGTTAGAATAATATAACTATTTTAATTATCTTTGTAGGCTATGAAATTTATAAATTATTTAGTAAGATGGATATCAAATAATCTCGCTATTCCTTTCTGGATGGTGGGACATATCCATCTTACTACTAACGTATATGAGGACATATATGAGATAATAGCTTCATTTGGAATGAATATTATTGTAGCAATTGGCTTTTGGCTAGATTGGAGAGACCACAAAAACACAACAAGACAATGAAAGATAACGTAATTATTTATGACATAGAAACCATGCAAGAACTATTCTTAGTTGTATGTATGGTGCCTGGTAAAGCTGGTAAGAGCTTTCAAGTATCTAAATGGAAGAACGAACTAGATAAGTTTGTTAGATACACAGAAGCTAATGCTGATGCTTATTGGGTAGGATATAATAATCTACGCTTTGATAGTCAAGTTGTTGAATGGATCTTAAGAAACTGTGACAACTGGCATGAACTATCTAATCTAGAGATCACTGCTAGAATAGCACAGAAAGCTGCTGATGTTATCCATGATGCTAACTATGATGTATTCCCAGAATACAGAGAGCACGAGCTATCATTGAAACAACTTGATTTGTTTAAGATACATCATTATGATAATAAGAATCGTATGGTGTCATTAAAAAGATTAGAGTTTGAGATGGACCTAGAGAACATTGAAGAGATGCCTATACATCACACCAAGACTAACATGACCAAGGAAGAGATAGAACTCACAATTGATTATTGTTATAATGATGTTGATGCTACATATGAATTCTACAAGATAACTATAGGTAAGACTGATCACCCATTATACAAGGGTAACAATCAAATAGAGCTGAGACAAGATATTGAAGCTGAGTTTGGTATACCCTGTCTGAACTATTCAGATAGTAAGATAGGTGATGAGATGATTAAGAAGTATTACTGTTCTGAGAAAGGAATAGACTACAGAGAGCTTCCTAAGAAAGGATATTTCAGGAAGAGTATTAACGTAAAGAATTGTATTGCTAAGTATGTAACATTTGAAACTGATCAACTAAAAGATTTCTTGAAGAAGATTACAAAGATGCAGCTTGGCTTACAAGATGATTTCAAAGAGCATATAGATTTCTATGGAAATGTATATTCTTTTATGAAAGGTGGTCTTCATACAGAGAACAAACCATATGTGTTTGAAGCTGATGAAGAGTGTGAGATAATCGATTGGGATGTGTCTAGTTACTATCCAGCTATCATCATCAACAATGGGCAGTTTCCTGCTCATTTAGGTAAAGAATTCCTTAGGGGATACAAACAGATGTTTGATAAGAGATTGGAGCTTAAACCGCTTGCAAAGAAAGATAAAAAGATTAAGGGAATTGTAGGAGCTCTTAAACTTGCAGTTAACTCTGTGTATGGTAAATCATCTGATATGCTAAATTGGATCTATGATAGGCAATTAACTATGTTCACCACTATAACTGGTGAGCTTAGCTTGATGATGCTTATTGAAAAATATGAAACCAATGGCATACATGTGATCTCTGCAAACACAGATGGTGTAACTATCAAGATTAAGAAAGAACTCATTCCCTTAATGCATGATATCAATGCATGGTGGTGTGACATAACTCAATATGAGTTGGAGAGAACAGACTACTCTAAGATTATCTTTAGTACTGTTAATGATTACTTAGCAATTATGACCAATGGTGAAATTAAGAAAAAAGGTGATTTCCTTACTGACTTTGAGTTACACAAGAATAAATCAGCACGAGTGGTTCCGATTGCTCTTGAGCAGTGGTTTGTTCATGGTGTACCTGTTGATGTTACGATACGTAATCATCAAAATCTATATGACTTTTGTCTAAGACAAAAAGCAACCAGAAGCTTCCATTATGAAGGTACTGATAGAATAACAGGAGAAGTTACAGTGTATGATAAGTTAATTCGTTATTATATATCTAACCATGGTAAAAAGATACTAAAGATAAAGAATGCTGAGTGTCAGACTAGAGCTGCTGCTGTGAGCCAAGTGGAAGCTGGTGAATGGTTAGCAACAGTTTGTAACTACTTACCAAAAGGTAGTGTTGTTGATAATGTAAATTATAATTACTATATTGAGAAAGCCAACAGAATCATTACAAAGATTCAGACTGAGGGTAAGAGAATTAAAACAGTATATATTCCTAATCAATTAAATCTATTTGAATGAAAGCTAAAGTAAATCGTACAAACATCTCTGAGCATCTAGTTCAATACCAATTAAAAATGATTGGTAAAACAATGTTAGATGTTGAGGGTGATGAAGAGTGGTATACAAACAATACCATGACACAAGAACAACATGAGGAATTCAAGCGTTATGCTATTCCTCTATTAAAGAAGATTTTTAAATTTAACAAAGGGAAGGCTGAAGAAACATTTGGTTGGTTCAACCTACAGTTTGGCCTTCGCATTAAAAAAGAAGAATTATGAATGTATTTATTATTATTATCTGTGTAGCTGTTATTGCAGTGGCTGTGTTATATTTCTCAGCAAAGAATGCTCAAGAGATTAAAGAAGAAGAACCTAGATTTCAACCTAGAAAGGTGTCTTACATCCCTAAGAAAGATGTTATTGATTCTACAGACAAGCCTAAGAGAAAGTATTACAAGAAGAGAAACAAGAAGAAGAAACCAACTGTTGCAGATAATGCAACACCTGTTGAGAAAAGACCTGTTGGAAGACCTAGAAAAACTGAATAGTGGACTGGGGAATAGAAGATTGGGAATATCCCAATGACCACATCTATGCTATAGAAAGACAGAAAGATGTTGAAGCTTCTTGGCAACAGTGGGAGGAAGAGCAGATGTCTAAGAATAGACTACCTGCAATTATTAAAATACAAACACCAATATTAAACGATGAAGCTAGCTGTAACACCAGAACAGTTCGAAGAGCTCATCAAGAGAGGTTATAATTTAGATGTTATATTCTTATTGAAGTTGATAGACGAGCAGTATGATGTTTCTCCACTATGTGAGGGAAGTATGAAGATTGCTTCTGTCTATCAAACTTTGATAAGGAAAGCACTGATAACCAACACTGATGAAAAGCTCACAACATTAGGTAGAGACCTATTAGAATTCATGAATGCTAAAAGTACAGGAAGACTGATAAAGAGAAAACCTGCAACTACAGACTTTGAAGAGTGGTGGAAGAACTACCCAGGTACTGATTCATTTGAGTATAAAGGTAAAACATTTAAAGGTACCAGAGCTATTAGAAAAGGTAAAGATGAATGTAGACTTAAGTTTGATAAGATTATACTGGAGGGAGAATATACAGCTCAACAGCTTATAGCTGCTCTTGAATATGAACTCTTGCAGAAGAAAGAATCTTCTATTGTTAATAATGATAATAGAATGACATTCATGCAGAACAGTGTAACTTATTTAAATCAGAGAGCTTTTGAGGCTTACATAGAACTAATTAATGAAGGAGCTAAGGTAGACATAGCACCACAGAAACCAAGAGGAGGTACAGACATATGAAACAACGATTTATTACATTTGATGATAGAACAGTTGAACTGTATGATGAATTAGAACTAAAAGATGCACCAGACATTTACATTTATGAAGATGGATGTGGTTATGAGCCAAAAGGAGTTTTTACTGAGTATGAGTCATTAAAAGAAGCTATGAAAGAAAATCGTAGATCAAGAATAAGTAGATATCCATCTAAAAACATAAACAATGAGTTTTGAACTATTAAATGCAGAGGTTGAGAAAGGTCTTAATGATCTAAACAGAGGGATACCAATGGGATTTGATCGCTTGACTAGATATGTAGGTATTCGTAAGAGTATGTATTATCTTGTAGGTGGACTAACTGGTTCAGGTAAAACTTCGTTCATTGATGATGCTTTTGTTCTTAATCCTGTTGATTGGGCTCTTTCTAAAGAAGGCCTAGCTTCAGGTATAAAGGTGAAAGTGTGGTATAGGTCCATGGAGAGAAGTAGAACTTATAAGATGGCCAAATGGGTATCTCGTAAAATATTTCTAGACCAGGGTATTATTATTCCTGTAGGTAAGTTGCTTGGTTGGACTGAGAAGATGACTAAAGATGAACATGACTTGTTTCTACACTACAGAGATTATGTAGAACAACTAAGTGAAATCGTTACAATCATTGATGGACCAGAGAACCCTGTAGGTATAGCTAAAGAACTAAAAGACTATGCTCTACAGAATGGTGAAATACAGCAGCTTGACAAGTGGAATAAAATATATGTTCCTAATGATCCAAGTCAAATAACTATTGTGGTTATTGACCACATTGGTTTACTTAAGCTTACTAAAGATCAACCTACCAAGAAGCAAGCCATTGATAAGATGTCTGATGAGCTGAGATATGCTAGAGACTTCTATGGTTATTCACCAGTGGTTGTTAGTCAGTTCAATCGTGACATCTCTAATCCTGCAAGGATAAAGAATGGTGATGTAGAACCTCAACTAGAGGATTTTGCAGACAGTTCTGCAACACAGAATGATGCTGATGTTGTTATGGCATTATTTGATCCTATGAGATACAAGGTTGCAGACCCATCAGGTTATGATCTAGATAAACTAAAGGATGAGTTCGGTGCTAAGTATTTCAGAAGCTTAAGACTAATCAAGAATTCTTATGGTGAAGATGATGTGCGTATTGGTTTGGGCTTCTTAGGCCAGATTGGTATGTTCAAAGAGCTTCCTAGAAAGAAAGACATCACAGACAGTGATTATGAATCTATTACTAACAAATCATATTTCCTAAGAGAATGATAAGAAAAGAAAAACCAGAAGGATTTGTTCCTCTCTTTAAAGAGCAGAGCAATGAAGAACAATTCATGTTTAAGAATGATGAATGGGTTAGAACTAACGAAACAAACATTAGTGGAATGTGGTTTAATTGGGGAAGACGTGAAGATCAATCTAAATATGAAGATGAAGATAAATTTGTTGTTTATGGATATATAAAGAAAGAAGAATGAAATTAGATGACTTAATACAAGTTAAATCTGAATTGAAAAGATTTTCAGATACAGTGGATGAAGCTATTAAGTTAGCTAAAACTACAGAAGGTTGGAAGAGCTCAATAGATAATACTATTTTTGGCAAACATGATATCTCTGGTACCAGAATGTCTGGTGCTGTTAAGAGAAGAGCTTTAGATCTTAGATATTATTTAACAAAGAAGCTATGACAAAATCAAAAGATGAAATACAACAAGAAATAATAAATACAATTGTAAATGCTAATTGTAAAGGAATTGTATTATCTTCTGTTAGAAGTGGAAAAACAAGAATGATTTTAGAATCTATTAGAAAACATTCTTTAGAAGATGCCCCATTAATATTCTTAGCCTATCCCAATATAGATATCAAAAATTCTTGGGAAAAGGAATGTGAATTGATTGATTATCATCCAGAGTTTATATTCTCTACATTTATGTCTTTAGAAAAAATGAAGAGTGTAAAAGCATCATATTATATATTTGATGAAGCTCATTTGCTTGGAGAAGAAAATCAATTACCAATAGCAGGAAAAATAGCTAAGAACAATAAACATGTAATATTTGCTTCTGGTACATATAACAAAGAAACTCTTTCTGATATTAAACTATATACAGGAATGAAAATGATAGTTAACTATAGTACAGAAGAAGCAATTAAAGATGGAATTGTAAGTGATTTTAGTATTTTTATTCATCAGTATGATTTAGACAATTCTAATTATATACAATTTGGAAAATTTAAAAAATGGAACTCTACAGAAAAAAAAGAATGTAATAGACTTGGTAATAGAATTCTTAAAACTTATGGACAACAAAAAATGTTTGCTGCTTTAGAAAGAATGAGATTTATAAATTCTACAAATTCTTTATTTAATGCAGTAAATAATTGGATAAAATCTAATTCCAATGAAAGGTTTATATTGTTTAGCTCTAGTGAAAAAACAGGAGAGAGATACGAACTTCCTATGTTTAACAGTAAAAGTAAAGATGATAGTGTATTGAAAGCATTTCAAGATGGTGATATAAATAAACTTTGTCTTATCAAGAAAGCATCTGCAGGTGTTACATTTCCTAATCTTTCTAATATTCTTATTACAGCTATTAATAGTAATGGTGAGAATCTAGAACAGATGATAGGTAGATCATTATTAGATGATACAGAACATTCTAACATACATATATTTGTTAGCAATGAAACATTTCAACAGAATTGGCTTAAAAAAAGCTTAGAATCAATTAGTAAAAACAAAATAAAATACATATAAAACTTGACTTTGTTGAGAATTTGTTGTATCTTTATAGAATAAAATTAAATAATTAATAACTAAAGCAAAAAACAATGGCAAGTAAATTAGTAGGGATTGTTGGTGCAACAGGTACAGGTAAATCAACTAGTATCAAACATCTAAATCCAGAAGAAACGTACATTATTAATGTTGCAAAGAAGGAGCTTCCTTTTAAGGGCTCTGAGAAACTTTACAACGCAGAAAAGAAGAATTACAAGGAAGTAGATGATGCAAATGAGATCTCTCGTTTGTTGAAGACTATTTCTGAAAAAGCTCCTCACATTAAGAACATTATTATCGAAGACTCTAATTACATTATGGGATTCAATATAGTGGCACAAGCAACTGAAGTGGG